AGCGTCCTTGCAATGGCGGTGGCACAGGCTACAACAGAGGGGATCAAACCAGTCCAGATTGCTCCAAAGGTCCAGTCTATAGAGAAGCTTCGGGACCTAGCAATCACTGACGCAGGCATGAGGTCAGTGATATCGGTAATGAGTGTCGTCGGGAGGTCCGTTAACTCAGCCATGCCCACCTCTGTACTGCATGACAGGTCTAAGATGTCTACAGCTATGCGATCGATAATGGAATGCAAGGAAGGAGGCTATGCTGCTATCATGTGCGCAGGCGACTGCTCTACGTATGGGCCTACTAAGAGCGCTGCCGCTATGTACCTTGTGGTCGCCACCTCACTGCCGTCGAGTCCCTTACGCTCTGTCATGAGGCTAATGTTCGCCAAGCTCACTACCAAGCGCATATGTTGTCCCGACTTGCTTATAAAGGCCGATCCATCAGAGTTACAGCGCTTAGACAAGGATATGGGTATTTCAGTCAGAAAGGTCCTAGAAGCTGGATCGAGTGGCTTTCCGATAGTGCCAGGCATGTTCCAAGGCTTAGCACAAGAGCCAGCGGATGCGTTATCTGAAGTGAGGCACTTCCTGTTTTGCCTAGTCATGAAGCGGCTGGAAGTGCACTGCGTTGGCTTGTCCACAAACGATGACTCCATGCTTGCTGCCCGTGCGAAGTTCTCCGAAGTGCCTGAGGTAGTCATGAAGGTTTACAAGGTAGCCTGTTATGTCGGTAAGAGCTTCGCTGAAGCAATGAATATGTTCAAGATATTCTTATCTACATGGGCTACTGAGATCAATACCCAAGGCGTCATCAATGGCTCTGGCGTGCTGCCCTGGGCGAGGTCACTCACTTCCTTATTGAAACCCTGTGCTTCTACGGACCTGGCAAGCTCTGCGAAGCACGCGCTGACAAGCACTAACGCTGCCACTATGGAAGGTGCTCCTGCATACGTGTTGTATGCTGCTGCCGCAATCGCATGGGTCGGCCACTACGAGCGCAGTTTGTATATAGAAAGGGCAATGGAAGGCACCTGGGCTCCTAG